CGCTGATGCCCGGTACGCGCGTGCAGCGTGGCCTGCAGCTCGACCGCGCCGCGGTCGACGAGCAGGCCCGCACCGCGACGATGGCCGTGGCCAGCGAAACCCCCTATGACCGCTGGTGGGGCCGCGAAGTCCTCAAGTGCGGCCCCGGCAACGTGCGCCTGCAGCGCATGCTGGCCGGCGCCAACCTGCTCATGGATCACGACACCAAGGACGTTGTGGGTGTCGTCGAATCGGTCCAGATCGGCACGGACCAGATCGTCCGCGCCGTGGTGCGCTTCGGCAGAAGCGCGCGGGCCGAGGAGGTCTGGGGCGACGTGCGCGACGGCATCCGCCGCAGCGTGTCCGTCGGCTACCTGATCCACGAAGCCGTGCTCGTCCGTCGCAGCGACGACGCAGACGAGCTCGACGAGTACCACGTCACCGACTGGGAGCCCTACGAAGTTAGCCTCGTGTCCGTCCCGGCCGACCCGACCGTCGGCATCGGCCGCGCCGCCGACGAGGCCGACCCCCGCGTGCAAACCACCATCCCCGCCCCCATCCAGGCCGCCGCCACCGAGCCGGCCGCCGATCCCTCTGCCACCACCACCCCCCCTTCGGAGAACCGCTCCATGAACGCCCCCGCCCTCAACGTCAGCGCCGACGCTGCCGCCACCATCGCCGCCGAGCGCTCGCGCGTTCGGGAGATCAACGCCATCGCCGACCAGTTCGGCAAGTTCGACGGTGTCAAGGCCGCCTGCGCCAAGGCGCTGGACGACGGCGCCACCGTCGACCAGGTGCGCACCGTCGTCATGCAGGCCGTCGCCGCCGCCCAGACCGCCCCCGCGCCGCACCTGGACATGGAGCCCCGCCAGGCCAAGCGCTACAGCGTCGTGCGCGCCATCCGCGCCATGGTCGACCGCGACTGGCGTGGCGCCGAATTCGAGCGCGAATGCTCGGCCGAGATCCTCAAGCGGGCCGGCATCGACAGCGCGCCCAACGGCGGCTTCTTCCTGCCGGCCGACATCCAGAAGCGCGACCTGACGGTCGGCACCGCCACCGCCGGCGGCAACCTGGTGGGCACCAACCTCGTGCCGTCGTCCTTCATCGAGCTGCTGCGCGCCCGGGCCGTCGTCGCCCAGCTCGGCGCCGTCATGCTGCCCGGCCTGGTCGGCAACGTCGCCATCCCGAAGCAGACCGGCGCCGCCACGGCCTACTGGCTGCAGAACGAGGCCGACCCGATCACGGAAAGCAACCACACCTTCGGCCAGCTGTCGCTGACGCCCAAGCACGTGGGCGCCTACACCGAGATCAGCCGCCAGCTGATGATGCAGTCCACGCCGGCGGTCGACCAGCTCGTCATGGACGACTTCGCCCGCGTCCTGGCCCTGGCCATCGACAAGGCCGCGCTCGAGGGCACGGGCAGCAACGGCCAGCCCACCGGCATCAGCCAGACGTCCAACATCGGCAGCGTCACCGGCACCTCGCTCGACCTGGCCGACTGCCTGGAGTTCCAGGCCGATTTGGCGGGCTCCAACGCCCTGGTCAACGGCTGCGCCTACGTCACCACGCCGGCCGTGGCCGCGCTGCTGGCGGGCCGCGCGCGCATCAGCAGCACCGACTCGGTGACGCTGTGGCGCGGCAACATCCTGGAAGGCCAGATCGAGGGCTTCCGCGCCGTGTCCACCACGCAGGTCACGGCCGCGTCGATGGTCTTCGGCGACTTCAGCCAAGTCGTCATCGGCGAGTGGGGCTTCCTCGAGCTGGCGATGAACCCCTACGCCAGCTTCACCGCGGCCATCACCGGCATCCGCGCCATCCAGACGGTCGATGTCGGTGTGCGCCACGCAGCGGCCTTCAGCCGCGCTGCGTCGATCACCTGATCGCAGGAGGCCCACGCCATGACGACGCAATTCGCTGGCAACGCCACCGCGGTCAGCCTGCTGGCCTCGGTGGATGCGGCCAACACCGCAGCCGCCACCGGCGCCTGGGTCGACGTCCGCGACTACGAGGGCCCGGCCCTCGTCGTCCAGAACGCCGGCCTGGGCACGGGCACCCTCACGGGCAAGCTGCAGCACGCTGACGACGGCAGCGGCACCAATGCCGAAGACCTGACCGGCGCCGCCTTTGTCGAGAAGACGACGGCCGCCAATCAGCAGAAGCTGGCCTTCATCCCCAACCGCACGCGCGGCTTCTGCCGCTACGTCGGCACGGTCGGCACCGGCCCGCAGCAGGTCGCCGCCACGCTCGTGGCCGTCAAGAAGACCGCGCCGTAAGGCCGCCGCCATGCTGAGCGCATCGCCCCCTGCCACCATGCCGACCCTGCCGTGGGTCGCGGTGCGCGCCTTCTGGCGTGGCGCCGCCGTGGTGGCCGTGGGCGATGTGCTGCAGCTCACGCGCAGCGAGGCCGCCGAGCTGCTGGCGGCCCACAAGATCGCACCGGCGTCCGCCGTCGCGCCAACGCCGGCCCCGGCCGACCCGGCACCCGCCCCGGCCCCGCGCCGCCCCCGCAAGCCCAAGGGAGGCTGACGTGGGCGGCGAGGACTTGGCGCTGTACTTCGACACCGACGCCACCGCCGGCCTGGCCAGCGCCGTCACGCTGGACGGCCAGGCCAAGGCTGCCATCTTCGACAACGAATACCAGCTCGGCACTGTTGCCAACACCGGCATGGCCACCACCATGCCGATGCTCACGCTGCCCACCAGCAGCGTACCGGCAAGCCCGGTGGGCAAGGCCGCGGTCGTCGGCGGCGTCACCTACACCGTTGTCGAGCACCAGCCCGACGGCACCGGCGTCAGCCGCCTCATGCTGGAGCGCGCCTGATGTCGGCCCACCTCGCCCTGCAGACGGCCGTCGTCACGCTGCTGACCGCGGCCCCGGCCCTGGCCGGTGGCAACGTCAAGGCCAACGCCGTCAGGCCCGTGGCCGCGCAGCACACCAGCGCCGTCGTCGTGCGCATGCTGCAAAGCCGCGCCGACACGCCCCGCATGCTCGGCGCCGGCTACGAGTGGCAGACGCTGATGCTGGTGGAGTGCATGGCACGCGCCGCCGGCAGCGCCAGCGAGCCGCACGCCGCCGTCGACGCGCTGCTCGAGGCCGCCTGGTCCCGCATCGCGGCGTGGCAGCCGGCATCCAACCTGGGCGTCATCGACGTGCGCATGACGCCCGAGATCAGCTGGCAGTCCGAGGACGGCGACGTCCCCATCGTCACCGCCACCATCAGCGCTGTCATCCAGCACCGCACCCAATCCACCAGCCTGGCCGCCTGGCCGTAAGCCTCACACACGGAGCACCGCACCATGGGACGCCTCATCCGCAAAACCGCCATCCTGGCCGAGCTTGAAGCCAACTACGGCGTCGACCCCACGCCCACCGGCGCAGCCAACGCCATCCTGGTGAGCAATGCCAGCTTCGCCATCTCGTACAGCAACGTCAACCGCGACCTGATCCGCGCGCACCTGGGCGGCAGTGAGCAGCTGGCCGGCACGCGCTTCGTTGAGTGCAGCTTCGACGTCGAGCTTGCCAACTCCGGCACCGCCGGCACCGCGCCCGCCTGGTCGCCGCTGCTGCAGGCCTGCGGCTTCGTCGAATCGGTGCTCACGACCCCCAACCGGGTTGAGTTCCTGCCCATCTCGGCATCGTTCCAGTCGCTCACGATCTACTACCACATCGACGGCACGCTGCGCAAAGTGCACGGCGCCATGGGCAACGCCGAGTTCATGCTCAATGAAGGCGAGCGCCCGATGATCCGCTTCTCGTTTGTTGGCCTCGACGGCGGCGTAAGCGCCACGGCCGACCCGTCGCTGACGCTGACAAGCTGGCAGGTGCCCAGCGTCGTGAGTGACGTGAACTCGGGCGACATCAATTTGGGCGCTACCTACGCGGCCGGCGTGCTCGCCAGCGGCACTGACTACCCCTCGCGCGGCCTGACCATCAACGCCGGCAATGTGCTGGCGCGCAAGGCCATCCTCGGCGGCCAATCGGTCAGCATCACGCAGCGCGACATGACCGGCTCGTGCCAGCTCGAGCTGACGCCTGCGCAAGAGGCCGCCTTCATGACCGCCATCAACGCCAACACCACCACGTCGCTGGCCTTCAACCACGGCAGCGGCGCCGGCGTCGGAATCATCCTGCACGCGCCCAACGTGCAGCGCATCGACCCCACCGACACCGACTACGAGGGCGAGCTGCACACCGGTCTGTCCTTGCGCTTCGTGCCCAGCACCGGCAACGACGAGCTGCGCATCGTCTGCCTGTAACCCGCCGCGCCACCCGCCGCCACTCCACCACGCCAGTCCAGAGCCCCACGCATGTCCTTCAAGCTGTCCGTCAGTCATACCGTCCTGGTGCCGGTCGAGGGCCATCTGCCCGACGAAACGGGCCGCAAGGTGCCGTTCTCCTTCCGTTTGATCTGCAAGCGCTTGGGCGCCGAGCAACTCAAGGCGCAGATGGAGCAGTCCGACGCCACCGTGCCGGAGTTCCTTCACGGCGTGGTCAACGGCTGGGAGGGCGTGCAGGGCGACGATGGCCAGGCCGTGCCCTTCAGCGCCGCCGCGCTGCAGGAGCTGCTGAACATCGTGGGGCATGGCGGGGCGTGTGCTTCCAGGCCTACTTCGGCGCCTGCGGCGCCAAGGCCAAGGAAAAAAACTGACGGAGGCGGCCCGGCTCCTGGCTCGGGGCGAATTGGATGTCACCACCGACCATGATGCCGAGCCGCACGACGACACCGACCAGGCCCT